TGGGAGTTCTTGGTAAAGTATCTAAGTACCAAGAAGAAAACATGGCTACCTATCAGAAAATAACTGAATCAGGTGCAAACTTAGGTGGTAGTTTAACTGGACTAAGACAAAGTGCTCTAAACACTTATATGACTCTGGACCAGTTTGGAAATTTAATTAAAAATAATAGCGATGCTTTTTCTAGAATGGGCGGAACTGTTAATGATGGCGTTAAAGCATTTACTTCTTTTAGTAAAGGTCTTATCGGAAGCGATGCAGGTACTGAATTACTAGCGTTAGGGTTTACTACTGAGCAACTTAATAACGGCATGGCTAGTTATATTGCAGCAACAGGCGGCCGTAATCGTGCAGAAATGCAAGATAGAGAAAAATTAACTGCTGGTGCAAAAGCATATTTTGAACAACTAGATGCATTAGCAACTATTACAGGTGTTTCACGCGAAGAACAAGAAAAGAGCATGAAAGAACGTGCAGCCAATGAAGCATGGCAAGCACATTTACAAACTCTAAGTGTAGAAGAAAGAGCCAAGGCCGAAGCTGCCGCAGCCGAAGCACGAACTCGTGGTGGTAAAGGTGCAGAGCAAGCATTGATGAGTGCAGCAATGGGCTTTCCTCCAATGACCAAAGCAGCTCAAGAGTACACAACGCTGGCTAGAAATAGCAATGCAGCTACAATGAATCTTGTTAAAGATATTAAAGATTCTAGTAAATCTGTTAAAGATGTACAAAGTAATGCTGCTGCAATTACATCAGGGTTAGCTAAAGACGGTAGAGATAATGCTCAAGTGTTTAAAGCATTAGTCATGCAGGGAGGCGATCTATCTCAAACTGCTGGACTAGCATTGGGCGCAGCTACCAAGGCAAAGAATCAAGAAATTAAAACTGAGGCTGATGCTAGAGCACAATTAGAACAAGTTCAAGCTGAACAACGAAAGCGTCAAGCTGATAGTCAGGCCAACGAAATGGCCAAAACTGATAAAGCCATGAAGCAAGTAGGCCAAGGAATTAATGATTTCTTATCTCCTGCAATTAGTTACATGACTAAAATAGTTTCAACATTAACTCAAGGTATTGCTACTGCTGTTACATTCTTATCCGAGTTAAATGTTGGATGGAAATTATTAATTGCAGGCACACTTGCTTATCTTGCATTAAAAAATAAAGAACTAATTCTTGAAAAAGCCAAAGACGCTATGGGCAAAGGAAAAGATGCACTTAGCAAAGTTAAAGGTATGGTTCCCGGCAGCACACCTGCTAACCCTTTGTATGTCGTAATTGTTAAAGGTGGCGCAGCAGGTGCAGCCGGCGCCCTCGAAGACATATTAGACAAAGGCGGGAACAAAGCCGGGGACAAAGGAGGCAAAGCTGGCAAAGGCGGCAAATTTGGAAAACTTGCCGGAGGCCTTGGTGGTATTGCAGGCGGATTTGCATTGGACTATGCAGGCGAGAAATTAAAAGAATCCGGACACGAGAAGCTAGGAGCAACTGCTGATGTTGGTAGCGCAGCGTTAACTGGTGCAGGTATGGGCGCAATGTTAGGTCCAATTGGAGCGTTGGTTGGCGGCTTAGCAGGAGCAGCGTATGGAACTTATCAGAATTGGGGAACACTAAGTGGTAAAAAGCCAATGGCAGATGGAGGTATTGTTAATGGACCTACTAATGCGTTAGTTGGCGAAGCCGGCCCAGAAGTTGTTGCACCGTTACGCAACTTCGAAACTTTACGAACTGAGCTAGAGACGTTAAATAAGCAAACAACGGAAATGATTAGATACCTTAGAGAGACATCGGAGTATAGTAGGCGTAACAACGATGCACTTAAATCTTTAAGTGGTGACTTATTCAAATTTTAAATTATGGCATGGAAAAAATACTTCAGTTTAGTTGATACATCGGGTCAATTAAGTCCAATAAACGGATCTGTAAATGCAGATAGCCGAGCTAACCCCTCGCACAGGAACTATTCTAGTTACTTACCAGATGTGTATTCTGGGCACCCAAATCGTTTAGAGCGATACGGTCAGTACGATACAATGGACAGTGACAGTGAAGTTAATGCAGCTTTGGACATTTTAGCTGAATTTTGCAGTCAAACTAACGAAGAAAACAAAACACCGTTTAGCGTATTCTTTAAAGAACAAGCCACTCCAACTGAAATTAAAATTATTAGAAAGTACATGCAACAGTGGACTAAACTTAATAAATTTGACAAACGAATTTTTAAAATAGTACGCAATGTATTCAAATACGGTGATGTATTTTTTGTTCGAGATCCAGAAACACAGGCATGGATGTTTGTTGATTCTCAGAAAGTTGATCGTATTATTGTTAACGAAAGCGAAGGTAAAGAGCCCGAACAATATGTTATCCGTGACTTTAATCCCAACTTAGAAACGCTAGCCACAACTGCTATTAGCCCTAGTAATGTAACAGGTGGCGGCAGTCAATATGCCAGCGGCCAAGGCGGCGCCGGTGGCTCACGAGGAATGACTGGGGCATTCCCTACAAACCTTAACGGTAACCGGTTTAGTCGACAAGAGAATCAATACAATATTGATGCTAAACACGTTATCCATATTAGTTTAAGCGAAGGATTGGATAATAATTTTCCGTTTGGCACTAGCTTACTAGAAAGTATTTTTAAAGTTTACAAACAAAAAGAATTACTAGAAGATGCTATTATTATCTACCGTATACAACGTGCGCCTGAGCGCCGTGTGTTCTACATTGACGTAGGTAACATGCCATCACACTTGGCTATGGGATTTGTTGAACGTGTAAAAAACGAAGTAAATCAACGCAGAATTCCTAGTACAACAGGAGGTAGTCAGACAGTTATTGATGCTGGGTATAACCCATTAAGTATCAATGAAGACTATTTCTTCCCACAGACAGCAGAAGGCCGCGGCAGTAAAGTTGAAGTTCTACCAGGCGGTACTAACTTGGGAGAAATTGATGACCTTAAGTATTTTACTAATAAGCTGTTTCGTGCTTTACGCATACCTAGCTCTTATCTACCTACCGGGCCTGACGACGGAGGATCTAACTTCAATGATGGTCGAGTTGGCACCGCATACATTCAAGAATTGCGATTCAACAAGTACTGTGAACGTCTCCAAAGTTTAATGAATGACACGTTTGATACAGAATTTAAGATGTATCTTCACAACAAAGGCATTAGCGTAGACAGTAATATTTTTGATGTTAAGTTTAATCCGCCACAAAATTTTGCCAGCTATCGTCAAACCGAAATGGATACTGCTCGTGTAACAACATACACTAGTCTTGCTGAAGTCCCGTACCTAAGTAAGCGATTTGCTATGAAACGTTTCTTAGGGTTAAGTGCAGAAGAGATGACAGAAAACGAAACTCTATGGCGTCAAGAGAACGTTGATGAAGATGCAGCATTACCAGCTAACGCAGAATTGCGTAGTGTTGGAATTACAGCTAATGGAATGGGTGCTGACATGAGCGCCATTGGTGGAGCAACATCTACTCCGCCACCGGGAGAAGAAGCAACTGGCGAGCCTGCGCCAGCAGCTCCAGCAGGTGGATCTGCACCACCTCCAGCATAAATACCATTATGATTTTAAGAGAATTCATTTACTTTGATCGTGCCCAGGCAGAAATGACCGACGATCAACGATACAATTCAGACAACGATACAAGTGTCCTAAAGTCTAGCGACCTTCGTAAAACTCGTTTAACACTTCGAATGTTAAATGATTTACGTAAAGCAGGTGATGCTAGAGAAGTAGAACAGAAAGAAGAATTGGCTTTGGTTAGAAAAATGTACGCACCTCCTCCAGCAGCCCCAGCAGTATAATAACTGATAGTTTAAATATTTTAATAAAAACTTAAATATTTTAACAAGAAATTGCTGGAATTCTTCACACTTTTGTCTAAAATAGGCCTTTTTAGGCCTATTTCCCATACCTTTATTTAAACCTGGTTAAATAACAACACAGCCTTGCCGCAAAACTAACATAGGAGAAACCCGCAATGTCTACAAAGTTTGAACAACTATTAGACTTGATCGTCAATGAAGAAATGGATAAAGCCAATGAGCTATTCCATGAAATTGTTGTTGAGAAGTCAAGAGATATCTACGAGAATTTAATTGCTGAAGAAGCAGACGAAGAAGAAATGGACGAAGCAGCTGATGAAGCTGATGACGAAGAAATGGATGAGTCCGCAGATGACGACGAAGAAATGGATGAGTCCGCAGATGAAGAAGCAGACGAATCAATTGATCTAGAAGACAGCTACAGCATGGAAGCTGACGACGAAGAAGGCGATATGGGCGGCGACGCTACAGACGACTTCGGAGCAGATGTAGGTGCCGACGATATGGGTAGCGATGCTGGCCCAGAAGCTGGTGAAGATAAAGCAATCTTTGACATCAAGAACGCTATCGCTGAACTAGAAGCAGCATTTGCTGAACTAGAACAAGCTCAAGGTGGTGAAGAACCACACGATGAGTTCGGTGATGAAGAAGGCGGAGAAGAAGACGAAGACGAAATGATGGGTCAACCAGCATTTGAAGGTCGTCGTATGACACGCGAGTACACTGAGAAAGTTGGAAACGACTGGGACAAGAACAGTCAAAAAGAACAAGGTAGAATTGTTGCAGCTAATACAGGTGACGCAATGCCAAGTTCTAGTGAAGGCCGTAGCCCAATCAGCAGCGGTTCTGGTAAGCCGAACACCGGCGCAAATGCTAAAAACATTTTAGGTGGTGGAACAGGTACTGGTACTAACACAGGTACAAGTCCAGCAAAGCACCAAAAAGGAATTAACCCTGAATCCGGCGAGAAATTTGCTTCCGGTATCCACAACGTTGACGGTAAGAAGTCTGGCGTTAAAACACTAAGCGGTGTTAAAGGTGGTCACGGGGCTGAGAAGAAAGGTGCTGCACCAGGACCAGTAGGTTCAGGTACAGGTGACAAAGCTGGTCAAACCAGTATTGGCAAAATTCCTACTTTTCTTAAGAAACTATAATTAGAGAACCTGGATGAAACCTACCTATCTAAGAGAACACCTAAGTTTCGATCAGTCCGGCATCATTATGGAGTCGGACGACAAGGATGGCAAAAATCTTCACTTGAAGGGCATTGCCATTCAGGGTGGTATTCGCAACGCTAATCAACGAGTTTACCCGGTAGACGAAATTGAACGTGCGGTGAAAACACTCAATGATCAGATTCAGAATGGTTATTCTGTATTAGGTGAAGTTGACCACCCAGATGATTTAAAAGTAAATTTGGACCGAGTAAGTCACATGATAACCAACATGTGGATGGAAGGTCCTAACGGTTATGGCAAGTTTAAAATCTTGCCTACACCAATGGGCAACTTAATTCGCACCATGCTCGAAGCCGGTGTAAAACTAGGTGTTAGCAGTAGAGGCAGCGGCAACGTTGACGATATGTCTGGCAAAGTTTCTGACTTCGAAATCATTACCGTCGATATTGTTGCACAACCAAGCGCACCAGGTGCTTACCCTACACCGGTTTACGAGCACCTAATGAATGCTCGTGGTGGAATGAAGGCATTTAAAGTTGCACAAGAAGTAAAAGAAGATCCAAAGGCCCAGAAATATTTGCAAGAGTCTCTCATGCAAATTATTAAAGGTCTAAAATAAGCCCGAGGAGAAATTAATGTTGGACGCATTCAAACAATTAGTAGAGTCAGGAGTTATGTCAGAAGACGTTAAGTCTGCTGTCGAAGCTGCCTTCACTCAAAAGATTCAAGAAAATCGCGACCAAGTTACCGCTCAACTTCGAGAAGAGTTTGCACAGAAGTACAATCATGACAAATCTGTTATGGTTGAAGCAATCGACAAGATGTTAAGCGACAGATTGGCCGCAGAAATGGCCGAGTTGTATAATGATAAGAAAGCACTAGCCGAAGCAAAATTACAATACCGAACACGTATTGCTGAAGATGCTAAAAAGCTAGAAGGTTTTGTTATGAATCAACTAGGCAAAGAGTTAGTAGAGTTCCAGAGCGATCGTAAGAAAGTTTCTGAAAACTTTGGAAAGTTAGAGCAATTTGTTGTACACGCTTTAGCTAAAGAAATCAGTGAATTTGCCGCTGACAAGAAGGACCTAGCTGAAACTAAAGTTAAGTTAGTTCGTGAAGCGAAGAGCAAGTTTGACGATATCAAGAGTGCATTTATTAAGCGTAGTGCTCAAGTTGTTGAAGCAACTGTTACTAGAAAACTTACAACTGAAATTCATCAGTTGAAAGAAGATATTGACAGTGCCCGTAACAATGACTTTGGTCGTCGTTTATATGAAGCGTTTGCACAAGAATATGCAGGTTCCTTTCTAAATGAAAAATCTGAAACAAGTAAATTGTTAAAGATTATTGATAAGAAAGATCAAGAACTAGCAGAAGCAAAACAAGTCGTATCAGAAAAAGCAAGTCTAGTAGAATCAACACAACGTGAAATTCGCGTTACTAAAGATCTAATGGAACGCAAGAATGTTATGGCAGAATTGCTATCACCACTAGCTGGTGAAAAGAGAGTGGTTATGCAAGATTTGTTAGAGTCTATCCAGACTCCAAAACTACATTCCGCATTTGAGAAATACCTACCCGCAGTAATGGAAGGCTCAAAACCAGCAGCTAAAAAAGCTATGTTGGCAGAAGGCACAGAAGTAACTGGTAATCGTGAAAGCAAGCCAGCGGTAGGCTTAGACAATATTGTAGACATCCGCAAGTTAGCGGGTCTTACAAAATAATAATTCAAGGAGACATAAATGTCACAACTATTAAATGAAAGATGGTCAGAGACCAAAGAAGCTCTGCTTGAAGGCCTATCCGGTACCCGTAAGTCTTCTATGGCAGTATGCTTAGAAAACACACGTCGTCATTTGGCTGAAAGCGCAACTGCTGGTGCAACAAGCGCCGGTAACATCGCTACGCTAAACCGCGTTATCCTTCCAGTAATTCGTCGTGTTATGCCGACTGTTATTGCTAACGAAATCATCGGCGTTCAGCCAATGACTGGACCTGTTGCACAGATCCACACTTTACGTGTTCGTTATGCTGACGGTGTTGCATCTGGAGACGTTGTAACAGCAGGTGAAGAAGCTCTAAGCCCATTCAAGATTGCTGCTGCTTACTCTGGTAACAACAGTGCTACTGCTGGCGGCGCAACAACTGCTCAGTTAGAAGGCCAACCAGGCAAGCGTATGAGCATTCAAATCTTGAAGACTCCAGTCGAAGCTAAGTCTCGTAAACTAAGCGCTCGTTGGACATTCGAGGCTGCACAAGATGCACAAGCCCAACAAGGCATTGACATTGAAGCAGAAATCATGGCTGCTCTAGCACAAGAAATCACAGCTGAAATTGACCAAGAGATCTTAGGTTCTCTACGTTCTTTAGCTTCTGTTGAAGAAACATATGACCAGTCATTAGTTTCTGGTACAGCTACATTCGTTGGTGATGAGCACGCTGCTCTAGCTATCCAGATCAACCGCGTAAGCAACTTGATTGCTCAACGTACTCGTCGTGGTGCTGGTAACTGGGCTGTTGTTTCTAACCAAGCATTGACAATTCTACAATCTGCTACTACCAGCGCATTTGCTCGTACAACAGAAGGTACATTCGAAGCACCTACAAACACTAAGTTTGTTGGTACATTGAATGGCGCTATGCGTGTTTATGTTGACGCTTACTTAGCTGATACCGTTGACGCAAACCAAGTTCTAATCGGATACAAAGGTACAAGCGAAGCAGATGCTGCTGCGTTCTATTGCCCATACATTCCGTTGATGAGTTCTGGTGTTGTTCTAGACCCAGCAACATTCGAGCCAGTAGTTGGCTTCCTAACACGTTACGGTTACGTTGAGTTGAACAATACTGCTTCTTCTCTAGGTAATGCTGCTGACTACTTAGGTAAAGTTGCTATCACTAGCGCAAACGTAAGCTTCAAGTAATTCGTTACTTGTGTTTTACACAATCAAAACCCGCTTCGGCGGGTTTTTTGTTGACTATCCAATAAATAACATGTCTAGATTATTATGCTGTACCTACAGCGTAGGGCCTAGAACGCTCACATTATTCTAAGGAGAAAACAAATGGGACGTCCGATTAAGAAAAAGTTTTTTGGAAACTTAAACAATCCATATAATAATTACCCACGTGCTGGCCGTACAGGTGTTGGTGCAGAAAGTATTACATCATCTATTACTGTTGCTAGCTCAGGTACACGTTATTCTGCTGGTGCTACACTAGTTGTTAGCGCACCTGACATTGCTGGTGGTACTAGAGCAACTGCTACACCTACAATTAGTTTGCCAGGCATTGGAGGCATTACTGCGGTAGCACTAGCAACTGCCGGTACTGGTTACACTGCAACAGCTACTATTACTGTTACTACTGCTACTACTGTATCTGTAGCAGCAACTGGTACAACTAGTGCGTCAGTGATTTATCCAACTTCGACTGCTGGCCTTTATGCAGGTATGAGAGTAACTGGTACAGGTATTAACGCAGGCACAACCTATGTTACTGCCGTTTACTCAACAGGTACTGTACTTTCAGCTACAAACGCATCAACAGTAACAGGTACTATGTCTTTTGTTGATATGGGTGCTGGATTTACTGCAATTACAGCATTGACTACTACAACAACCGATGCTCTTGCATTCTTCTCTTACTTAACAACGGGTACAAGCAAAGTTAACGGTGGTGATATTCTTAAACAAGAATCTAGCAAACGTTATTTGGTACAAAACAGTCAAGGACAAGGACAGTGTAAGCTAGTAACAACATCCACATTGGCAGCAGGTCAAATGTGTATTGTTGCTACAGATTACAATGGTAGCACATACCTTGTTAGAAAGTTAACAGCTCGCAAGGCAGTTGTAGTTCAATCTACTGCAAGCGGTAGCTTCCTAGTTGGAAACAATGCAGCAGTTGGCTGGACATTAGGTGCAGCAACAGGTACTGTTGTTACTATTGCAAACACTAACTAATAGTTAGGTACTTACAAAAATAGGGGGCTTGTCCCCCTATTTTCTTTTATAGGTAAATAATGGTATGACCACTAATTGGACCTTACCTAGATCAGTAACACAATATGCAGAAGAAGGCGGCGAAGACGCTCATGTTACATGGGCCGATACTAACGGATTTTATAGTCTTAAAAATTTAGACGGTAAATTTGTAAAGACAACATCTGATTTAATTCATATTGCAAGAGAACCTAGGCACGACATTACACAAAAGACTTATTATTTAAAAGTAACTGGGTTTAATTTTACAGCATTACCTGAGACACTATCTGGAATTGAAATGAGATTATCAATGAACAGAGGTGGTAGAATTACAGATGAAACTATACAATTTTGTTTAAACGATACTTTAATCGGAGACAATCAAGCAACTCTAGATTTAGATCCAACTAAAATCTACGGTGGAGAAGATACAATATGGAACAGCAATTTAACACTAGCAAACATACAAGATCCATTATTTGGGGTTGTATTAAGATTTCAAAGTCATCCAAGATGGCCTCATAAAAGTAGTCCTTTGATCGACGCTGTTGAGCTAAGGATACATTAAAAAAATAAATATACTGAGGACCAAAAATGGCAACTATTTACTATTCCAATTTACCACCAAACACTACTGTGCAGCCAGGCACCCCGTCGCCGTCGCCGGCTTCAACTGGTACTAACATACTAAACATTCCAAATAATTATTACGTTAGTGCTCCTCAAGGTGAAGTAACTATTAAATCTGGTGAAGATACTACTATTGATTCAGATGCAGTAGTATACATCAAAGCTGACGATGATATCAACGCCGTATCTTCAGGTGGATTGGTTAATATTAAATCAATCGGATCTGATGTTAAATTAAATGCCGGCGCAAGTGTTAAGATAACTGCCGGCGAGAAAACAATTGTGGATGCTCCAATTACTGATATCTTACAAGATACTGTATTAGGAACTTCAATTGGAAGCAACACAACTGAATTTAAATCTAAAATTAAGAGTGACCTATTACCGTCCACTTCTGCATGGAATTTAGGTGGTAGTTCAGACAACTGGAATAAATCTTTTATACAAGAAGGCGAATACTTTAGCGAAAATAACGTAGAGAACCCTTACTATGAATACGGCCCAGCTGGACGCCCATTTGACCCTGCGGACATTTATGGTACAACAGAACAGAGACAGGCCGGCGCAGTATACGTACACGGCGGCCTTGGTATTGAAAAAGACTTAAATGTTGGCGGCCGAATTTACGGCCGTGTTGAAATTGCTAACACATCTTTTCAATTAGTGATTACAGCAACAAATGCTGATATAGTTTTTAATCCTATCTTTACTTACGGACCTGGTCAACAATTTGTATTTGTTGACAACACAGGAATTGATGGAGGATTAACATACAATCCATATACAGGAAAACTTCGTACTGACCTTGTACAAGTATTATCCACATCGTCAGCTACTATATACGACGGCGCTTTAAGAGTTGAAGGTGGCCTAAGTGTAGGCAAGAACATAATTGCTCAAGAAGTTTCTCCCCCAGTTGATGCATCTCAAACAACTTCAACATATTCTGTAGGTACAGAAGAAAAACAATGGGCTGAAGCATACGTACACGATTTATATACACGAGTTGTTGCATCTACTACAGGCAGTATCGAAGTTAGACCTCAGTCAGGAATGACAGATGTGTTTGGCGATATTCGTGTAAGAGGTCAAAATCCAATAGGTACTGCACCTGTTGTAACAAATACATTATATGTTACTATGGACGGTGATGACACTAATGATGGACGAGCACAAGATGCTAGCCGTGCTTGCCGAACAGTTGGCGGAGCATTTAACAGTCCATACTACCAACCAGGTACACAAGTTTTAGTAAGCGCTGGATTCTATTTAGAAGACAACCCGCTACGAATGAAGCCGTACACTTCAGTTAGAGGGTCTGACATTCGTACAACATTTATTGAACCAATTAATAAAACACAAGATTTGTTCCACGTAGAGAGCGGATGCTATTTAAATTACATGACGTTCTTAAATGGCCGCAGCGGATTGCTTGAAGGTGAATATGATCCTACATACAATAGAGGAGCGTATGCAACTGCATTTCCTCCACTGACCGGCAATGATAAAATTGACTTGTTCCACTCTCCGTATATTCAAAACTGTACTAACCAATCTGGACCATGGTTAAAAGATGGCACAATGTTTGTTCCAAATCAAACTGTTCAAGTTCCTGCGGCAATCGGTACAGGTACATGGGCAGCAAATACAACCAGTATTGTTGTAAATGTAGGTACTGGCACAATTAGTTTAGGTATGGCAGTTAATGCTGGGCAAACAAATCCTGGATTCTTTGATGCACGTACTTTAATGTTGGCTAACAAACCGTTCTTACAAGAACAAGTTGTTGCCTATGTTGATGACACATTTAATTCAGGATCGTTTGTTTACGATTCAGTAACTTGCAAACGAGACTTAGGATTAATTGTCGACAGTATTGCAATGGATATGTTATACGCCAGCACTAGCGAAAGTACATTTGCCGGATTACAGTATTGGAGCCAAACTAGTTCGGCAATTTCTGGAGAAGAAACAACAACTACCGCAGTTCTAACACAACTTGCAGGCTGGGCAAAAACTATTGCAGATACCGCAGCATCTCCAAGTACCATCGAAGGCATTAGAGTAAACACATTAGTCAGCGAAGTTTCTAATATTATTTCAGTCGGTACAGTTGGGATTACTGATCTTATCGAAGCTAATGGATTAGCCAGCACAACTGCTACTACCGTAGCTGCATACAATGCTTTAATTGCAGGTAAATCTAGTTTACAATCACAGGCATTAAGTTGGATTGCAACTAACCATCCAACGTTTGTATACAACACTGCTACGTGTGCTAGAGATGTTGGTTACATTATTGACAGCGTGGCATTTGACTTACTACATGGCGGCAACAAACAGAGTACTAAAGCCGGAGTTTACTATTACAATTACAGCTCAACTTCAACACAAATTGCAAATGAAATTCCGCAGACAACAGCAGCATACAATTATTTAAAGACACTTATTCCTCACATTGTTGGAGGATATGTACTGCCGTCATATTATCAAACAGCTACTACTCAAGTTATTTCTGGATACCCTATTGCTAGTTCTTACGAAGCCAATGCATTACAGGATAAAATAGATGTCATAACATCTATTATCCGACTTGGCCCAAGCGAGGCAAGAGATAAAGCTCCTATTAGGTTAACAATTAATCCGGCTGAAGAAGCACTACACGCTTATAATTTGTTACAAGCAAATAAGAACTTTATTAAAGATGAAGTAGTTGCGTATATCGATCAGACCACAGGCACCTTTGATTACAGCAGGGAGTATTGCTATCGAGATGTAGGAATTCTAGTTGAAAATATTGCATATGATGCTGCTTTTGGAGGAAATCAGAAAGCAGTTGAAAGCGGTCTTGCATATTATGATGGTGTGATTAGTAAAATTAGTGGTCAAGAATCTCAAACAATTGCAGCTATTGATTACCTGAACCAAATGGTTCAGTCTATCATTACAAACAGTACGTGGACTAATATTTTAACAGTTCCTGCAGTTGTTTCTAGATCTCCTCATAGCCAAGTTAGAAATACTGTACTAACTAAAGGAGCAGTTGCTTCTAATGCGCTCGGCGATTTGTTTAATACGGTCTGTACTATTATTTTAAATGGTCCAAGTTCGGCTCCATCTATATACAAATCAGGCGGCCCTGATGCGGCATTTGTTAGTGCAGAAATCTTAATGCAGGCTAACAGACGGTTCATTCAAGAAGAAACTATTAATTACATTAACAATTTGGTTAAATCGTTTCCGTATAGCAGAATGGAGTGCAAGCGCGATCTAGCAATTATTATTGATTCGATTGCATACGACTTATTATATCCAACTACTAACAGAAGCCAAAGTACATTCTCTGGGTTGCAGTACTGGAACAGGGCAAACTATACAGGAAGTATTGAAGCACAGATTGGGCCAACTATCGATGCAGTGATGTATCTAAAAGAATTATCTGCTAAAGTTATTAAGAACATTACATATGATGATGACTTGGTTGCTAGATATTCCGGAGCAACTCAAAATACTGGTTTAGAACCTGCAACTGACGACGAAGTAGCAATCATGAATGCTAACTTTGACATAATTTTAGAAATATTGCGAGGCACTAAATCAGGATGGACTGATAGAATTGTTCCAAACGGATCATTTACTACACTGCCGAGCGTTAAAAATGCATTTGCTATTTTAATTGCTAATAAAAATTATCTAGCGCAAGAAGTAGTTGCGTTTATTAATGCAACGCATCCAGATTTTACTTATAGTACATCAACATGTGCTCGTGATGTTGGACTGATTACAGACTCAATTGTGTTTGACTTAACTCACGGTGGAAACAGACAAGCTGTACAGGCAGGATTATCCTACTATGCAGCATCAGGATCGACTAGTACAATTCACGGCCAAGAAACACAAACAATTGATGCGTTTAACAGAATTAAAACTATTGTAGGTAATTTGTTGTTAGGTAACCCTGTAACTGTAAGTACAGGTACTACTGTAGAAGCAGTAACTACAAGTAGTGTTGCTACTCCGACTGAAGTTACATATGTACAGCAATCCATTACAACTATTACAAATATCATTTCCATTGGAGCAAGTGCAGCATCTAGTTTAATAAGTATAGCACTGACCGCAACAACTACAACTTCTGTAATTAATGCATTTAATATTTTACAAAATAACAAAGCGTTTATTATTGATGATGTAATTCATTATATTGATTGGAAGTACAATCCGGGCGCATTTGATTATAACGAAGAATTATGCTACCGCGATACTGGATTAATTGTTGATGCAGTGTCTCAAGATATATTATTAGGCGGAAATCATAAATCCATTGAGGCAGGCTTAGCTTATTGGAATTTTGGTTATAATCATGTAGCTGGTCAAGAAACAACAACTACAATGGCGTTGAACTATGCTAGAGATGTTGCGTTACAAGTTATAGCAAATCAGGCAGTTGTACCTCAAACAGGCACAAATTCAACACAGATCATTAACGAATTCTTCCAATACGGCGGCGATTATATGCCGCAGGAAGCAGTACGTAGAAACTTTAGAATCATTACAGATATTATTGAAAAAGGTCCAGCATTTGCACCAACGGATTATGCTGGTGGCGGACTATTTTCTTTAGTTGGTATCAACGGAGCAGATGTAAAATTAGCGCCTCGGGTAACATCAGTTACTACAGTAACAACCGGAACATACTTAGTTGGGTTAAACACCGCAACAGTTGGTTTTGGAAATACTGCAACTTTATATTTTGGAGACACACTAGTTTATCCTTACCAAGACGCCGAAGTGGAAGAATTATCAGCAGAATACGGATTTGGATCTAATGGATGGAATCAACGTAAAATTGATCCAATTGGATCAATGGGAGGATCTCTAGTAGATGGTGGAGTTATTAGTTCACGAAGCCCTATTAATTCTTTTGTATATGATGCGTTTACTCAAGTAACACAAGGCGGATACGGTGTAAGGATCACTAACAACGGCTATGCACAGCTAGTTTCTGTATTCACAATCTTCTGCTCAGTAGGTGTTCAAGTTGACAAAGGAGGCATTGCTTCTATTGTCAACAGTAACGCTAACTTTGGTGATCTTTGCTTAGTGGCTAAAGGATACGGAATTCGTAAGTTTAGCGGTACAGTTTATAATCCAGTAAACAAAGCGTATCCAGACAATGCTGAATTTAATCAATATTATCCAACAGGCTATTGGCCAAATGAAGCAAGGGTAAGAGTATTCTTACCAGACCTAAACGATCGACCACATATTTCATTGGTTATGGAAGTTGTTCCTCCTGTGTTAACAACTAACTATTTGGGAAATGTTATCGCATACGAAAATGACCAAGGATTCCCAGGATTCTTAAATGCTGTACCAAATACAGGAACATTAACAACTGGTACAATTACTTTAACTGGCATTGACACAACTGGTATTGCGGTAGGCAATACAGTATATGTTAGAGATCAGTACGGTTATCAGACAGGTACAAATGGTATATTATATGTTGCAACAGACACAGTAGTTACAAACATTGGATACCAAAGTGTTACATTAAACAAGGCTCTTACTAGTGGCGGCACTGATCCGGGTAATGCAGGATCTTCAGTTAATAATGATTACTTTACATTATATTTCTGTGGAAATTCTTACTATACGGTACTAGGCAGTGAAGTGGGCGACAATCCGTTAATTGTAGGAACAAACGTAATAAGAGATGTTATAACCGGTGACCAACGTCCGCAACACTTGCTAACTTTAGCTTACTTAAACGGTATTGTAGATCAAACACTTAGAAATGAAGAAGTTATTAAAACTGTAGGTAATACTGCTACACAACTAACTTTTAATTTAATCACCGATGCCGGAGATGCAATTCCATTTATTTCTCAACGATTTGATAACATAAAACAAATTATTGATCCTACTACTGCAACACCTCCTCAGCCCGATACAATAATTGGAGCAGAAGCAGTTGTAAAATCAAGTTTAAGAACCAAAACAGGACCAGCAGTACAAGGCGCCGGATCTGCAATTACAATAATTACTGCAAATTTAGACTTCTTTGTTGAAGAAATCAGTGCTTATGTGCAATACACTTTTCCAACATTAGTATACAACGATTTAAAATGTCGTAGAGATACAAAATTAATCTTAGAAAGATTAATTTATGATATCGAAAGCGGTGGTCGATATAACAGTGTTATGACAGGATTGAGCTACTGGCAACGTGACGGAACACATCATATTATTCAACTAGGTGAAAATGTTACTAGAACTGATTTCTTCCCAGACGGATGCAGCGTAAATTTCTATCAACGAAGTTACATTAGTGCTTCCGGATATGTATTTGAATATGTTGGAGCAGGCACAAACTATGGAGCATTACCTCAAGTAGGTCGTGCAGACCCAGTGCAGGAAAAAGAAACTGTGCAGCTTGACAGCGGCAAAGTATTCTTTACATCAACTGACCAAAACGGTGACTTCCGTATTGGACCTGGACTAGTTATCAGTCAGGCAACAGGTGTTCTAAGTGGTAGAACATTTACAAAATCGTTATTTGCTAACATGACTCCGTTCATCTTGGCTATTGAAGGCGGAGCATTATAAAGGATAAATCATGGCTTTAATTCCATTAAATAAATTTACAACAAAAACTGCGGTGTTAACTAGCAATAGTTCGTCTACAGTATATGTGGCACCAATTGGCGTTACTTCTATTGTACTAATGGCTCAGGTAGCAAACATTAGTTCTGCAACACAATACTTAAATTTTGTTCATTACAGAAATCGTCCGGTACTACGAGATGCCCAAGGAAACGGGGCCCAAGATCCCAACACTCCTAGCTTTCTTGTAAAACAGTTCGCTATCCCGCCCGGTGATGCAGGTAGTGCATTATCGGGTAAACTAATTATAGAACAGTTAGATAGTATTCGTGCATACACATCTAACTCAGGAACATGTCAGTTAGTATTAAGTATCTTAGAGACAGCAAATGCCTAATCTATTAAGCGGATCATTACTACGCCGCGGAGGCAGCGGCGACTTTATTGACCTAGCAGGAGCGCAGCCTCAGTTGCCTCCTACTGACACTACTGCAACTGGCTACAGTTTAATTACTGACGGGTTGTTAAGAACATCATATCGCTCTAGCTTAGGATATGTAGAGTTTAGAGATAGCACAATGTGGAGCGCTCTTACAGGCACCATTGCAATTGTCAACTCCGGAACAGCAGTTGTATCTACTGGCACTAATACAGGATTGTTGGTAGTTAAAGGAGACATCGGAGTTGGCGGCACAATGAATATCCAAAAAGATATTATTGTTAACGGACTTACTATTGGTCAAGGATATGAAGGTCGTAACAATATCGTTGTTCGCGGAACGGCATTACCTATCATTGACAACTTTGAAAACGGCCAAGAAAGCATTGCAATTGGTTACAATACCTTAATGGGTATTGCAACTTCTTATAAAAATATTGCAATTGGTCGAAATGCAATAAGCACCGGTACTGAAATTTCTAACAACATTGCAATCGGTGACAGTGCTCTAACATTAGTTGGCACTAGTTCTACTGTTAATGACAGCAACATTGGTATTGGTACATCAGCTGGCGCAGAGTTAAAAGCAGGACAATACAACGTATTCATTGGGCACGAAGCTGCTGATGTGTGGCAAAGCGGAAACTACAATATTATTATTGGTCAAAACACTGCATTGTTTATCAACACAGGTTCTGGAATTATCAGTATTGGTGGTGACAACTTAGTAGATGGTGTAGACAATCAAGTTAACATTGGTTCCGTATTCTATTATGACGGAACTGGATATTCATATATTGCAGCAGATACTGAAGTAGGGTTAGGATCTCCAGCTGTAGCTGTATCAGCAAGTACTATGACTGGCGGATTAGTCGTCGTTGGCGGCATTGCAGTTTATGATAATGCAATTATTGCAGGCACAGGAACTTCTACTTCAACAACTACAGGAGCGGTGGTAGTAACAGGTGGCGTAGGTATTCGCGGTGACGTATATGCACGTACTGGTGCACCTGATCAAGACTATCTACTATATACTCCTAGAGTCTTTACAACGTCAACCGAACCAACTGGTGCAAGAATTGCAGATATATGGATTGACGAAACTGTTCCAGCATATTTGCAATATATTAAAGACGGTACAAGCACCTTTTGGATTCAAGTAGGTGCGGTATAATTATAGAATGAGAATAATAAAATGGCATTAAATTTTCCACCATCACCAACAATAGGACAACCATGGACAGTAGGTTCTAAAACATATACATGGAGCGGATCTGCTTGGCTGGTATCATCACAAACACTTACTGCTAGTGCATTATACATTACTTCTTCAACAAATGCATCATCAACAGTATCGGGCTCTCTGCAAATTATCGGCGGCGTAGGTATTGGAGGAGATTTATGGGTTGGCGGTACAATGTATTTAGGAGGTGCTCCTGTTATTACAACAGGCACACTAGGTGCAAGCGTGTTTGGCGGAACTGATATTAGAATTACCAGTACAGGAACCGGCGGCTATAGTTACCTACGATTTGACAACACCAGCACATTACAAACAGTAACAGGTCGAGGTAACTCTACTACAAACGTAGTGCGATTACTAAACACTACTGAATCTACATCAACGGTTACTGGCTCATTAATTGTGTCTGGTGGTATTGGGGTAGGTAAACGTGTTAACTGTGAAAGTTTACGTATTTCAGATTCTATCTTTGATTCTACTTTAATTACAGTTGCAAATACTGCAACTACACTAATAGACAGTTTCTTATCAGCTGAGTTTAGATCAGCAAAATACTTAATTCAAATTTCTTCAGGAGGAGGCGCAACTCACACTGGTACAACGGCAACATTCCAAGCTGTTGAAATTATGCTAATTACTGACAACGTTGGTACTGTATATGCTACAGAGTACGGCCTAGTAAGCACAGGTGGAGTATCTGGCGGCGCTGTACTAGGGGCATTTAGTGCAGATTTAAGTATAGTAGATTACACAGCAAGATTATATTTTACACCAAGCGCAGCGACAAATAAAACTATTAAAGTTCTAAGAACCGGCATGGCGTCCTAAGGAGATAATTAATGGCACAAGCGCCGATACAAGACTTTATTGTTAATTCCGGTTTAAATGTCCAAGGCACTGCCTTGGTTACGAGTTCTACCGGTAATACAAGCACACTACAGGTCGATGGTGGCGCAGCCATCGCTAAAAATCTTATTGTTGGATCAGATACAACTGTCTACGGTAATTTAACGTTAATTGGATCAATGCCCAACTTAACAGTTGGCGGCAATACTACATTAAACAATTTAAGAGCAACATACACAACTTCTACTAACTTGGACGTTAGTTCTAGATTAATTGTAGGCGGACTTGCACAACTTAATAATGCAACTCTTTCTAATCTTACACAATCAACGTCTTCGTCTACAGGAGCATTGGTAGTAGATGGCGGCGTTGGCATTAGAAAAGATCTGTGGGTTGGTGGTCAAATGTTTATCGGCGGCGGCGAAGTTATTACAACTTCTAGCCTAGTTGCTGATACGTTGCAAACAGTAACCCAAAATGGTAGCGGAACTACAGTTGCAATTATATTATCAAATACTACTTCATCTATCTCTACAGGTAGTGGTGCGTTAGTTGTATATGGTGGCGTTGGTATTGGTGGTGCGTTATATGTCAATACAACCAGTTATATTAATAGTTCACAAATTGTAACAGCAGCAAGCATTGATCAATTTGCAGTAAAAACAATTACAGCCGGTACTGATACAAAAGTCAGTGCTTCATCCGGTGATGTTATTGTTTGGAATACCGGCACATTACAAACAGTAACAGCTAGGGGTGCCACAACTACTAATGCAATATCAATTACAAATGCAACGGCGTCTGCAGACAGTGCAACTGGCGCATTAGTAGTAACTGGTGGTGTTGCAGTTGGTGAAAATTTAAATGTTGCAGGTAATATTACAGCCTGGGGCAACATTACTGCTAATGGAAATATTGTATTAGGTAACTCAACTGGCTCAGATACTATCACTTTTGCTGGTGAGATTCAATCTGATCTAATTCCAAAGATTGCAGGAACATATAATTTAGGTAGCCAGACAAACTATTGGAACACAATTTGGGCAGATGAAGCAGTTTTACTTTCTAATGCTGATACTAATTCAACAAATAGTGGCGCATTACAAGTTGTAGGCGGAGTTGGTATTGGTGCCGGATTAATTGTAGGTGGTGTTTCCACAATAACAAACACTACTTCTGCTACATCAACTAGTACAGGTGCATTACAAGTACGTGGTGGTGCTGGTATTGGTGGTGCCGTGTACGCCGGTTCAATGTTTAGCGGTGGAAGTCCAGTAGTAACTGAAGCTAGCCTAGGGGTGTTAGGTGTAACTTCTATATATGGCGGTACTGATATTTCAGTTAGTAGTACAACGGGATCGGTGACTATTTTTGATACTAGCACATTACAATCGGTTACTACTCGCGGTGCAACCACTAATAATGCCGTATCGATTACAAATTCTGCTACTTCTACATCAACTACAACTGGCGCACTAATAATTACAGGCGGCGTTGGAATTGGTCGCGACGTATTTGCAGGCGGCAAACTATACATAGGTGACGGCACAGTCTCTTACTCTAGTTTAACCACTGCAACATCTGGATTATATGCTGCTCGTTCAATCAACTTAATTGACACTAATGCTGCCGTCAAAGTTTCACGTATTTCTAATACCAATGCACCTGCTGTTGAATTACAAGCGGTTAATACTTCTGGGGTCATTCGCTCATACTGGGATGTTTCAGTATCAACAGCAGCAGGCGGTGTTGACGATAATATGGGATTCCGCTGGAGGACTACTAACCTAAGTTCTGCAGGCGGTGCTGATCGATTATTATTGTACGGAACTGGAACAGCGTTGGTAGTTATTCCAATGACTACTGCTACTAATTCTACTGCAACTGGTGCGTTTGTTGTTAAGGGCGGTGTTGGTATTGGTGGCGGGTTGTATGTTGGCGGAATCGGTACATTTACATCCTTAGTAAATTCATTAGGCGGGATTGCTTCTACAGACGTTGTAGCAAGCGGTACTTTAGGCGTAACTGGTACAAGCACATTAGGCGTGTTGAATGCCACTTCCGCTACATTTAGTGGTACACTTGGTGTTACTGGCACATCTGTACTTGCTGGAGTCCAAGCTACAGATATAGTTGCATCAGGCACACTAGGAGTAACCGGTACTTCTATATTAACAGGAGTGCAAGCAAGTAATATTGTTGCATCAGGTACGTTAGGCGTAACTGGAACAAGCACATTGGGCGTAGTAAATGCCTCCGCAGCAACATTTAGTGGTCTTACTACAATCACAAATACTACCGCAGCATCTAGCACAGTTTCTGGAGCACTAAGAGTTGCTGGCGGAGTTGGCATAGAAAAAGACTTGTATGTTGGCGGTACAATTAATGGCAATTTAGGTGGCGGATCTACTGGTGCAATATTCTATCAGATTAGTACAGGCTCTACTACTAGTTTACCATTAGGTACAAACGGGTATATTTTATCTGCGGGAGGCGCAGCACCACAGTGGATTCCTGTGTCAGGACTGACTGCCGGCTCATCTAACACTGCTACAAACTTAGCACAAGGCGGTCCTGGACAAGTTCCATATCAAAGTGGTGCAGGTACAACGGTATTCATTGCCACAGGCACAGCAGGTACAGTATTAGTAAGCAACGGAACAAGTGCGCCAACGTTTAATAATACATTAACTTTAGCAAGTACTGTTAACGCAACATCTACAATCACTGGAGCGTTCCAAGTAGTCGGCGGTGTTGGTATTGGTGGAAACTTATATGTTGGTGGAGAAATTGTAGCACAACGATTAACAATTGAATACACTACAGTGACTACCACGTTAGTTACAACTGATGATGTTATTAGAACAACTAATACTTCTACAACGTATTCAACAACATCTGGTGCTTTACAAATTTCAGGCGGCGCAGGAATTGCGGGAGGAATATATGTTGGCGGCATATCAACATTTACAAACACCGTTGTTCATGCAGGTATCCAGGCAACTAACATTGTTGCATCTGGTACACTTGGAGTCACTGGAACAAGTACATTAGGTCTTGTAAATGCTACTAGCGCCACATTCAGCGGTACATTAGGAGTCACTGGTACTGCTGTACTTAATGGCCTGCAAGCAACAAATATTGTTGCAAGTGGTACATTGGGTGTAACTGGTACAAGTACATTAGGCGTACTAAATGCTACTAGCGCCACATTTAGTGGTACATTAGGAGTTACTGGTACTGCTGTACTAAATGGGTTGCAAGCAACTAATATTGTTGCGTCGGGTACACTTGGTGTGACCGGAACAAGTACATTAGGTGTTCTAAACGCTACTTCTGGCACATTCAGTGGTACATTAGGCGTTACTGGTACTGCTGTACTAAATGGATTGCAAGCAACAAATATTGTTGCGAGTGGAACATTAGGTGTCACCGGCACAAGTACATTAAGTGTAGTAAATGCCACATCTGCTACGTTTAGTGGTACATTAGGCGTTACTGGTACAAGTACACTAGGAGTAGTGAATGCTACTTCGGGTACTTTTAGTGGCACACTGGGCGTTACTGGAACAAGTACATTAGGTGTACTGAACGCTTCTTCAGGTACATTCAGTGGTACCTTAGGGGTAACTGGTACCGCTGTACTAAATGGATTGCAGGCAACAAATATTGTTGCATCGGGTACAC